GGTGGTGGTGCTGGAGCAGGTGGCTCTGGTGCTGGTGCAAGTGCTGGTGGTGATGGCGGTTCAACAGGTTCAAGCGGAGACGGAGGGTCTGCAGACAGTGGCGACACTGGTTCCTCTGACTCTGCTCCTACTACAAGTGCTTCTGTTGGTAGTGGATTTGTAGGCATAGGAACTTATATGCCAGGTGCTAAACCTAAAAAGAAAAAGAAAAAGAAAAACTATGGTTACGGTAAAGGAATTTATGAAACTATTGAAGCCGCACAAGATCTAAACGCTCTTATGAAAGGTATAGAAGCAGACTTAAAACAGAGAAAAAAAGATTTAAAAAAGGTACCAAATAAAAGTATATACAAAGAAGAAGATGACGATGACATCGTAGAATACTACGATGAAATACATCCTGTTGTTATTAAAGCCTGGAAATCAGTATACCCAAATGTTCCACTAAAAGCCATTGATGACGAAGACTTGTATATGCAGTACACTACTGCTGATGAATACGAACATCACGGAGGCAATGGAAAAGATTTCTATTTGAGCCTTGGTGTACAATATATAGGTGATGACGAACCCCCAAAGGGGTATGTAAATGTTGGTGATGCGTATGCTGGTAATTATAAAGGCGTAGTTGCTAAAATAATTGCCTCTTTATTTGAGTGGCTTGAGAAACAACATCTTAGTATAGGCGTCAGAGAATTAGGTATTCACATGAACCGAAACGCAGAAGCCTGGACTGCTATTGCTAAAAAAGTAGGCGCACAAATAGAAAAAAGAGGATACTACGAAAACTTTGCTGACGGTAAAAAGAAAGGTAAAAGTAGACCAGGCCGAGTAAAGAAGGCAGGAGCCAGTTGCAAGGGCTCAGTGAGTAGTCTCCGTGCAAAAGCAAAAAAGTATTCAGGCGAACGAGGCAAAATGTACCACTGGTGTGCAAATATGAAGTCAGGAAGGAATAAATAGTAATATGCGTATAAATGAAATTATAAATGAAATGACTTCAGCCGGTGCAGTCGCAACTGTGGCTATGCCTATGACTAAGAAGCCTATCAAAAGACCAGGTATTGGTGCTAAAAAGAAAGATGCTAAAATCAATATTGGTAAGGGCATATACGAAGGTGAAGAAAGAAGTATTATTAGTGATGCCGCAGTTGATCATTTAGTAGATGTATTCAGTGCAAACACAGATTTAATGGATAGAGAAACATTAGAACAATCAATCTATTCAGAACTGTCAAGTTTAGATGTCAGTGATGTTATAGATCCGAATATAGAAGTTGGTGGACAACGTATAGGTAACTTTGCTAATGGCAGAATTATAGATGTTGTTGACAGCGGCAGTATTATAGATGATGTTATATCTAGACTAGACCTCGATGAGGGCAAGTCACCCCACAAAAAAGGCACTAAAAAATATAAAGCACACATGGCCGCAATGCATGCCGGTGGTTAATCATGAGAGCAGTTAAAGGCAAAAATAATCAATTAAGTCTGATCAGCAGACCGGAAGCACAAATTTTTTCTACTATAGAAGCCGCAGGATTTATTCCTTGCACATCTTTAGGCGAAAGAGATTTGTACATTGCTGAAGAATTATATCAAAAAAATCTACTTAAAAAAGTTCGCAAAAACAACTGTGTAGGATACAAAACCTATTCAATAGCAATTTAACTCTGTTAAATTATAAATAGTTGTATGAACATTCCTAATAGCAAAAAACACGGACTTGCAAAAAAGTTGGAAAAAATTTCCTCTAATGTAAGCAAACGTCCAGTTTATGTTGTACAGAAACAAGGAAGTTCCTATGCACTAGTTCATTACTTTTCAAAAAAAGTTTTAGTCGATGACATTCCTTTTGCAAATACAGCAAAAAGTTTTGCTAATAAAATTCATAAAAGCAAAACAATTGATCCACTTGTTGTTAGAAAATTTAAGTCAAAAATAGAGTATTTTTATAAACATTATAACGATGCAATGTTTTATAGACACACTATGGCAACAACAAAAGATAGTTTTAAGTTTTTTGCTACCGAAGCAAGACTTAAAGAGACTATAGCATACCTAAAAGAAGCAAAACAGCGACTGATAAATTTTTAAAACTTTCATCTAGATGATAAATAAGAGTATAGACAATTTAATATTGGGAAGAATATCATGTTTTTAAAAGAATTTAATCAAAACGGCAGAGAGAAAATAGCCAAAGTAAATAAATTCCTCAAAGAAGAATTTAATATGGCTGTTTTAATGGGCTTTCCGGCAAGAGATAAATTAATTAGAGTTAAAGAAAAGGCTGACATGGCTCTAGTTAAAATTAAAGGCTCCGGAAAACAATTTCATTTACAACCTGAATATGCAAAATATTTAGGTATCAGAGACGTTGCATCTACTATGCTTAACGAAGGCATGTATGCTGAAAGTCCTGCATACATGGAAATGAAAGATATGCTTATGGCTAGTGTACAGCAACTTATGGATAGCGGTTATACTATTGACGAAGCAAGTAAAGAATGTATGAATAGATACAGAATGGATAATAGATTTGCCTATGATGATGAACATGTTCTTCCCATAGTTCTTAAAGCGGCAAAAGATTATTTTGAATCAAGTTGCAGTTCTAATGAATCCCTAGAAGAAATTGTTGGAGAACCACAAACAGATTTGAATGAGTTTCTATTAAGAGAACTTGCAAAAGAGTGTGGAGTTGAATTATCTGACTCGGCAAGTTTAGAAGCAATCGAAGAAAAATTAGGTATGTTTGCACAAGTATCCGGTAAGAGCAGAGACGCCGTTGTAGGTTTCCTTAACGGTTTAGAAGAAGATGCAGTTGGAAACGGTATCAAGTTTTTTGGTGCTAAAATTAAAGAAGCAAATAAATTTGTTGATGCAAGAAGAAAGGCAATTGCCGCTGACGAAGACGAATTCGAAGTAGACGGCAAAACATATAAAGTTACTGGTGATACTGACGACGAAAAGAAAAACGAAAGTATGTTTGATGACATCATCGACAACATGTTAGCAGAAGAACTTGAAGGCACATCGGTGGAAGAAGCAGAAGTTGTTATGGCTGTTAGAGCATTAGCAGACGACATTCAAGATCAAGTTGAAAGACTAGGTAGAATGGTTAATGAAGATATTCCTGCTATTGCAGACCAAATGATTCACGAATTTGGCGCAGAAAGAGCTCAGCAATTTAGAGATTCAGCAGACCAAGTTTTACAAGCGGCACTTGAAGGTGCTAAAGCAGGCAAAGAAGGCATTAACGGATTAGTCGGAGAGATTACAGGTCAACCTGTAGCAGGTGCGGAAATGGGTTTAGGCGATACCGGCGAATTAGCAGAGCCTAGTCCAGCAGATGCAGTTATAGATGATATGCCTGAAGTTGATCCTGCAATGGATGTTAACGAACCTGCCGCGGCTGGCCCAGAGGAAGAGCCATTAGGTAGAGCACCAGTAGAGGTGTAACATGCTCATAAACGAAGTCGTTGTCAAAGAAAGTTACTTCAGCGACTTGATTGTTGCAGTACAAGATTTGTTGGTTCAAATTGCGGCAACAGACGTAAAAGAAATTCCCACAGAAACATTTAGACAAGCACTAGCGAATGAAGGATTTATTGCTACTACAGCAGAAGTAATACAAGCAGTTGATCAAAGTGGCTTTGCTAGTAGTGTTGACAAAGAAAAAATTGTACCCATGGACGAGTTGCCTGCAACAGTAGACACCGATGCAGAACCAAGTGTTGATGTAGGTGCAATGGCCGGAAATCAGGCAATGAGTGATATTAATTCGGAGTTACCACAATAATGCCAGGTATATTTATAAACGCAACAACAGCAAGAAAGGATAGCAGAAATAACACTGTTATACATAACGAAATCACAGCAATTGAAAGTGCAGTTTTTGTAAATGTTGATGCTGGTATACTTTATGCAAATATTAATAATACTGCAATGACAAATAGTAATGTATATTACAACGTTTGGAACGGTATTACATCAGATCCTACCAAAATAGATCAATTAAATTATGTCAAAAAATACTTCACAGATTTAGGTTACGGGGTAAGTATAGTTAGCGACCCAGGTCAGACTAACCACTTACAATGGAACATTAGTTGGTAACAACTATGAAGTATATTTTACATGTTAAAATCTAAATACGAATACCCCAATCTCAAAAGAATTCAAACAAAACAAGGCAGGCAATATACAGATGATATTGGCGATCCTGTGCCTAGTGTAACAACTATCTTAAGTGATACTGGTGATAAAACAGCATTAATTGCTTGGCGTAAACGTGTAGGAGAACAAGAAGCAAACCGCATAAGCCAAGAATCTGCAGGCCTAGGCACTAAAGTACACAATGCATTAGAAAAACATATACTCGGCGAAGAAGTGTCTTTCGGTAATAACCACATTAGTGTACTAGCAGAAAGTATGACTAACGAAATGGTTACTAATGGTTTGAATAAAATTGACGAGCTTTATGGCGTTGAAGTAGGTCTTATTGCACAAGGATTATATGCAGGTACTTCAGACGCAATAGGTATGTATGAGGGCGAAGAGGCAATCATAGATTTTAAAACTGCTAAAAAAATTAAGAAAAGAGAGTGGATTGAAGATTACTTTCTACAAGGTTGTGCATACGCACTAGCACATAACGAAATGTTTGAAAGCAAAATCAAAAAAGTAGTTATTCTCATGGTAGATCGAGAGAGTAACTTTGCCGAATTTATCATCAAAGACGACGAGTTTGAATATTATTGCAATAAATGGGCTAATCGTTTAGCAGATTATTATTCTAAGTAATTGTAAAAGTGATAAATACTACTAAGTTAGGAGACTTAGTGTGGCAGAAGACAACAACAAAATAATAACACGAATACAAAATAGAAGGGGTTTAAAACAAGATCTCCCTAAACCTTTGCGTCCTGGTGAAATTGGATTTGCAACAGATACCAGACAAATTTATATCGGTGCAGATACATCTGTTGTAAGTGATTCTTATAATAAAGTTGCAAAATTTGAATCAGGGCTGTCTATTAGTGCTGAAAGTGTTACCAGATCCTTATCTAATGTACAGATGGTTCAATTTCGTGTTCCACACAAAAGATTTCCTAGAAATACATTCGACGGCACTGTAGACAGTGCAACTTGGACTCCAACTAGTAATGCAATACAAGGAGATAGTTCAATAGGCCCTGTGTTTGCTACAGGTGAAACTGTTTTCACAGATATAAGTACAAACGTTGCATTTGGAAATGAAAGCATGCGTGTTGTTAAGAACGGCACTGTTATAAGTGCTGACACAACAGGTAACGGATCTCACAATAATATTTCGAGCGGAGCAGATTATTTCTTTAGTGCCGCAGGAACAACAAATTCTGATGTCCATAAATTATCATTTAGAACTAGACCAACTAATAAAGATGAAATTGGTATTACATATTATGGTAATGCTGATGTGTGGAGTGCTATAGACAGTAACTTAAATGATATTAATCCTTCACAGCCAACAGGTGTTCCTCCATTTCATGTTAGATTGGACAGCGAATGGAATGACAGTGACGGAACCACATCAAGATTAAAACATAGATTCTTAGATCAAAAAAATGTTGTTCTTTCGTCTAGTACTGGCGTAGGCTTTATCGGACTTAGCCCAAAACATATTATTGTGGCTACAGAAGTATTGCATCCACCGGCAGAAGTAGTGCAATGGAACCAAGTTACTGTTCCTTTAGGCACATTGTATTTAAGTAGAAATAGAACAAAGAGTAGCTCGTCTCCTCTTACTGCAAATGCTTCAACAGGTTATTACGATATAGCACTAAATTCAATTGATGAATCTAATTTTAGTTCTTCGGGTGGTTTTTTAAATTCTAATTTAGTTAGTGCAAGTGGTTGGATAGATGGCAAGGTTTTACCTTATACAATGACTGGCAATGTATTAACTGTTAATACAAATGGTAATGTTGGTTTTATAGGTAGACGTGTATCGTCAATTGATACTACTGGTTTGTTTGTAAATACATCAAGCGGAATAACAACATCAGACACTGTTTATATTTACGATCCAAACGGTGCTACAGGACAAAATACAAATACTTTAACTATAAATTCAATCGAAGGTGACAAACTTGTTGTTGGAACCACACTTACAGCAAATGCTAATATTGATACTGATGTTTTTGTGATTGTTTATAAAGGCGGAAGTTCTGCAAATATTTTAATCGATGAAACTAATCACGGTTACAATGGCTCTAATGTCGAGCTAACTGGTGGACCAAACAGTTTAAGTGGAACCTTTGCAACACATAAAATCACCGAGAATGCTTTTAGTTGTAATGTAACATCATCTGGTGTAACAGTTACATCTCCAGGAAATGTAACATTGAGGCCTGATGTATCAGCGGCTGACGTATATGTTACTCCCGTTGATAGTTTAGATGTTAGCGGTAATGTATCACTAGATACAGTAGTTACACATTTTAATGAGAATGTAAATAGATTTAAAATGAACTATGTGCCTGGCACAATCAACAAAGTTTATATTACAGAAACAGAAAGCGAAAGTAAATTATCAAGCGGTTTTAGAATATACGATGATGCTAATGTAACTTTTTCAAACTACTTAAAAATTACACCAGACAACTATACTAGAGATAATAGTACAATTAAATCTAAATTAGAGAACTGGCTAATTGATGTACAGAATGCAAACACTAATTTATTTTCTGAGCTTGCTGTTAATGAATTTTATAGCGACACTGCAAGGACATCACCTAAATACAAATCAGGCGGCTGGCAATTTAGCGGTATAGATAGTACTTTAAAAGAAGTATCTTTTGATAGTAGCGAAGAAGCAAGAAACTTTACTAAAGTTTTGAATAATATATATTTTGATAGCGAAAGTCCAGAAGTTAAAGGCCTACTTAATGTAAAAACAAACATTGAAATATTAACATTAGAAACACAAGAAGCAGGCACTGCTGACACAATTTATAGCTCACCAGAAGCATTTACAATTTTACCAGGAGGCCCATATCCGGGCACAGTTTCTAATTTAACATTTGATGTAACAAGATATGATACAATTTTTATTGAATATGCACTTATTGATGGTGACTCAGATGCAGACCCAAATACTACTTACAAAAGAATTGGTTCTTTACTAGCATCTGCAGATATTAGAAACAACGGAGTCCTAGTAAACGATACCTATACAGATTTTACATCCAATATCGCGGGCAACGTTAACATAACCGGATCTGTTATACCTGATGGCTCAGGCAATTACCAACTACAATTACAATTTAGAAATACACTGGTTCCTAGTACTGAATTGCAAATGACTTATATTAAACGTAGTTGGGATTCTGCTGGTTAATGTTCTTTGACCATCAATCCCCAGAAGAAAGATTAAAAATTTGGCGGGAGTTACGCCATCGCGATTTCGAATCTGTAAATGATTTACACAAAGAATTTAGCACTATAAAAATATTGCAAAGATACTTAGATTATTATACTCCTAGCAGTTGGCCTAATCCTTTTGAAATAGTAAGCGAAGGGTATTTTTGTAAGTCTGGAATCACATTAGTTTTAACAGCAACATTGATTAATAAAAATTTCATTACTAGCGAAAATTTAACGTTCTTAGTGATAAGTAATACACTAGATGGGTCCGATGGGCTAGTGTTATTAGACAACGGACTGGTTTATAATTTTTCTGATACAGTAGTAACAGAACAATTTGCAATAGACAATTCAGTTGTTTTTACCAAGCACGTTGTACCAAAAAATCAAATCTGTTCTTGACTTTAATACTGTTTTATACTATAATAAAATCTAGGTAAATATTACTACAATTAACATTTGAGGACACACATGCAGGTTACAAAAAGAGACGGCAGACAAGAAGATATCAATATTGATAAGTTGCATAAAGTCGTCATGTATGCCTGTGAAGACATTACAGGCGTAAGTGCAAGTGAAGTAGAAATTCACAGCAAGATTCAATTTTCAAACGGCATATCTACAAGTGATATACAAGAAACATTAATTAAGAGTGCCGCAGATTTAATTTCAGAAGAAGCACCTAACTATCAATTTGTTGCTGGTAGATTGATTAACTATCATTTGCGTAAAATGGTTTACAATCAATTTGAGCCCCCATGCCTTTGTGACATAATTAAAATAAATGTTGATAGAGGTTTTTATGATTCAGAGTTTTTAGAATTATATAGTAAGGAACAAATTAATCAATTACAAGAATTTATTGACCATAGCAGAGACGAATATTTAACTTATGCGGCTATGGAGCAAATGCGTGGAAAATATCTTGTGCAAAATAGAGCAACAGGCGAAATATTCGAGACACCACAAGTTGCATACATGATGATTGCCGCGACACTATTTGGCAAGTATCCTGAAGAAACAAGAATGAAGTATGTTAAAGCATACTATGATGCAATTAGTACATTTAAAATTAGTTTGCCTACTCCAGTTATGGCTGGTGTGCGTACACCGCAGAGACAGTTTAGCAGTTGCGTACTAATTGAATCCGGAGATAGTTTAGACAGCATAAATGCAACGTCGAGTGCAGTAGTAAAATATGTAAGTCAGAAAGCAGGCATCGGTATTGGTGCAGGCAGTATTAGAGCAATCGGCTCGCCTATTAGGAATGGAGATGCAACTCACACAGGAGTTATTCCCTTCTATAAATTATTCCAATCAGCAGTAAAAAGTTGTAGCCAAGGTGGCGTAAGAGGCGGTGCCGCTACACTGTACTACCCTATTTGGCACTATGAAATCGAGGACATGCTGGTTCTCAAGAATAACAAAGGCACAGAAGATAATCGTGTAAGGCACATGGACTATGGTGTGCAGTTTAACAAACTCATGTACGAAAGATTGATCGCCGGCGAAAACATTACACTTTTTTCTCCGCATGATGTGCCGGGATTATATGACGCATTCTACGCAGATCAGGACAAGTTCAAAGAATTATATGAAGCGGCGGAACGTAAAACAAGTATTAGGAAGAAGTCTATTCCTGCTATTGAATTGTTTTCTGCATTTGTGCAAGAACGTAAAGACACAGGCAGAATTTATTTAATGAATGTTGACCATGCTAACACACATGGAGCATTTATTGAAGAAGTAGCACCAATTAGACAAAGTAATTTATGTTGTGAAATTGATTTACCAACTAAACCTTTAACAAATGTTGATGACCCCGAAGGCGAAATAAGCCTATGTACATTAAGTGCTGTAAATTGGGGTGCAATCAAAAATCCTGCAGAGTTTGAAACTGTTTGTGACTTAGCAGTAAGGGCACTAGATGAACTGTTAGATTATCAAAGTTACCCTGTATTAGCGGCAGAACTTAGCACAATGAATAGGCGTCCGTTAGGTATTGGTATTATTAACTTTGCATTTTGGTTAGCCAAGCATGATACTACATATCAAAATCCTAATTTAGAATTAGTAGACGAGTGGGCAGAAGCATGGAGTTATTGGTTAATCAAAGCAAGTGCCAATTTAGCAATAGAAAAAGGTGCTATACCAAAAGTTATGGAAACTAAGTACGGCCATGGAATTACTCCTAACCAAACATACAAAAAAGATGTAGATGAATTAGTTAAACACAAAGAACGTATGGATTGGAAGGATCTTCGTAAGCAGTTAAAAGAAACAGGTATTCGCAACAGCACATTGATGGCATTGATGCCTGCAGAAACTTCTGCACAAATTTCAAACAGCACAAACGGTATTGAACCGCCACGCAGTTATGTTAGCATTAAGCAAAGCAAACATGGTGTGTTAAAGCAGGTTGTACCACAGTATGCTAAACTCAAAAACAAGTATGACTTGCTGTGGGATCAAAAATCACCAGAAGGTTACTTGAAAATTTGTGCTGTACTACAAAAGTATATTGACCAAGGTATTTCGGTAAATACATCTTACAATCCTGAGCATTTCGAAGACGAAAAAGTTCCTATGAGTATGTTGTTACAACATCTCATCATGTTTTATAAATATGGCGGCAAACAATTATATTATAACAATACTTTTGATGGCCAGGGAGAGATAGATATTAACAAAGACCAACCAGTTGAAGTAACAACCGAATTTGTTGAAGACGATGAAGAATGCGAGAGCTGTAAGATTTGAAGAAGAAAATGAGCGTTTTAGATATTAAAAATAAATCCGATCATACAAAAGCAAAAATGTTTTTGGATGATAATGGTGGCATGGGCATGCAAAGATTTGATACTCTAAAATATAAACAATTTGATAAAATAACTGACAAGCAATTAGGCTTTTTTTGGCGGCCAGAAGAAGTTGATATCTTGCGTGATGCAAAAGACTTTAAAGATTTATCTGCTCACGAACAACATATTTTTACTAGTAATTTAAAAAGACAGATTTTACTAGACAGTGTACAAGGTCGTTCGCCTAACTTGGCTTTTCTGCCTATTGTGAGTTTGCCAGAACTGGAAACCTGGATTGAGACTTGGGCATTTTCAGAAACTATTCACAGCCGTAGTTATACTCATATTATTAGGAACGTATACAGTAATCCAAGCAAGGTGTTCGACGAAATGCTTGATGTAAAAGAGATTGTAGATTGTGCAGATAGCATTACAGAAAACTACGATAAATTAATTGAATACAATCAAATTAGAGAGCGAGGGTTAGCCAGTTACGATTTATATGAACACAAAAAGAGACTGTGGAAATGCATAATGAGTGTAAACATACTCGAAGGTGTGCGTTTCTATGTATCATTTGCATGTAGTTGGGCTTTTGCAGAACTCAAAAGAATGGAAGGTAATGCAAAAATTATCAAACTAATTGCACGTGATGAAAATGTACACTTAGCAAGTACACAACAAATGCTAAAATTTTTACCGCAAGAAGACAAAGACTTTGCTAAAATTAAAAAAGAAACAGCAGAAGAATGTAAGCAAATGTTTATTGATGCTGTTGAACAAGAAAAAGTTTGGGCAGATTATTTGTTTAAAGACGGAAGTATTATTGGATTAAATGCAGATCTACTAAAACAATATGTAGAATTTATTGCGGCCAAAAGAATGCATGCCGTTGGCTTAGAAAAGGTATATAATATGGGTACTAATCCTTTGCCGTGGACACAAAAATGGATCGGTGGAGGCGAAGTACAAGTAGCACCACAAGAAACAGAAATTAGTTCATATGTAATTGGTGGTACAAAACAAGACGTAACAAACGACACATTTAAAGGCCTTAGCCTTTAGGAGACACAATGTATAATACAGAAAATTTAATCGGTGACGTAGTCACCATCAAAGTATCCAGTGGCATCGAAATATTAGCAACATTAATAGGTGTTGATGAAGAATTTAGATACCTAACTGTAACGCATCCTAGAAACTTAGTCATAAACAGTGATTCTGGTGAACTTGCACTAGTACCATATGTTTTTACTAGTTCGGCAGATGAAATTGTAATGAATACTAGCGAAATATTGTCAGTATCGCTAACTGCAGAAGAAAGTAAAGAAGATTATCTTAATCTAGTAGAAAAAGATGAGCCATCTGACGAAGTAATTGTTTCTGAACATATTGTAGAAGAAAAGTCAGATAAATAATTATATGCCAGGAATTGCAAGAAAAGGATCAGACAATGCTAGAGGTACAATTACGGGCCCTAGTTCTTCTACTGTCTATGCAGACGGAAAGCCAGTTGCTTTGCTAGGCGATATAGTTGCTGGTCACGGCCTGGCGCCTCACAGCAATCCAAGACTAGTAAGTAACGGTGCTCAAAAAGTTTTAGTAGACGGTAAAATTCCTGCTAAAAAAGGCACACAAGCATCTTGCGGACACTCTGTAACGCCTGGTTCTAGCACAGTTATAGTGCCATAATGTCAACTTTAATATCAGTAAAAGGCCCACATGCTAGAGGTCTTGATGATAACATTCGAATACAATGGAACATGGGTAATTCATGTAATTACGAGTGTAATTACTGCCCTACTGTATTACACGACGGTTCTAAGCCATGGTTAAGCACACAGGTATACATTGACACC